AACTTGTATCTCCTAATATTTCCAAGTCATCTTTCATTACTTCTAAACCTGGATATTTAGAATATGCATCATCAAGTAAATAATTATAATTTCTAGGACCTGAATAATTAATTATACCATTTTCAGCTTTAGGAAGTTCATCTCCATCATGCATTTCTTCTAGTATATATCCTCCTCTTTTATACTGTTCTACTTGTTTAGGAGATAAGTCTAAAACAAATCCACCATCTTTTTTATTATCAAGCATGCTAGTTGCTACAACAGGTGCTGCTACAACAGGTGCAACTTTATTTAATGCTTTAGCTAACTGTTTATATCTTGAAGGATCTGTAAAATCTAAAATTCTACTTGTTGATTGAACATTTCCAAACTCATCTAATTCACTACTGTACGCTGATTTTTGAAAATAACCTTTTGGATTTTGTTGATTTATTTTTTGAGATTGTATTAATATATCTTCAGTAATTGGATCAAACCAATCTTTTATTAAACCTTGATCTAATAAAGTTTGCTTAAATTCTTGAGCATATGATACAGGTTCTCCACTTGTTAGAGTATTTGATTTAATATCATTTGCCAGATAAGGAAAGTTTACATCCTTAGTATTTTTATATTTATCAAAAAGCTGACCCTTTGTAAGACTTTGATTTCTTACAGGATCTAGTTTGCGAAGTTTTTCTACTAGTTTTTCACCTGTTTTTTGTTTTTTTACAAAATAATTATAAGCACGAACTGTTTCATAATCCATTTCATTTCCTGCTATAAGATTTTTTGTAAAAGTAGGTGTTCCAACAGCTTCTATTAATTCTTTTTCTATAGGCATATCTCTACCTGCAGTACCTATATGCCCTGCTTCATGATGTATTACAGCAGGATTTTTTTTAGTTACATAATTAGGATTAAAACCTATAGTTGCATCTTTATTTTTAGGACCCAATGTTTTATTTATCTTATCCATATAGTAGTCACTCTCATGATATAAATCGTTAAATTCAGGAGATTTCCTATGCCAAGCTGTTACTTCTTCAGTTGCTGCATAGTTTTTATTTTTAAATAAATTTTCAACTTCATCAATTCTAGCCTGAGCAGCAGCCTCAGACATTTCATCTATTTCTTTTACAGTTAGCTTGCCATCTTCATTAAGGGTTTTATTTATATAGGCTTTTTGTTCTTCTTTTAAAAGTTTACGACCTTTCTCACTCTTCATTCTATCCAACTTAATTTTTATTTGCTCATCTACAATTTTAAACTTCTCTGGAGGTAATGCTAAATCTGTTTCTTGATTCATTATTCTACCATCAGCATCCATTTTAGATTTAGCTGGCTTTCTTTGCAATACTTGTATTTCTCCTGACTCAACTTGTTGTACTAATTTACTATTTGGATTATTTTTTAATCTTGCATTATAAACTTCAGGTGTTATATATTTTTGACCTTGTAAGTCAACCATATTACTCTTCATATTTTTATAATGTTGAACCTTCTTAAAATCTTTAACCAATCCCAGATCCTCAGTAGTTTTAACTAAAGCTTTATTAATGTCAGCAATTGGATTAAATTTATCTACAGAAGCTACTTTTAGTTTTCTAGGAATCTTCTTAAGCTTTCCTGCAGCACCTATTATATCTTTAGCATATTTACTTCCAGTTTTTAGACCTTTTATTCCTCCTCCAATCCAAGGTAATGATCCAACTACATCACCTGTTACTCCTAAACTATGTAGATCTACAAGATTTTCTCCTTCAAATTTACCATCACCTAACTTATAATCATAGGTTTCTTTAGCTAAGTTAAATGGTAAAGTCTGAATATCTTTAATTGTAGTACCTACATCTTTTGCTAATTGTAAAGGATCATCTTTTAGTCTATCATAAGTTCTACTTATACTTGGAATACCTGTAAGTTCATTAGCTATATTAGCATATTCACCTAAATAATTATAACCAGGATCATGTACATCTTTATAATATTCATCAGGACTACTAGCTCCAGCTAGTTTCCATTGAGGAATTGGATTGCCTTGTATATCTTGTCCACTTTCCATTTCCAATTGCTCTTGTTCCTTTCTATACTGAGTATCTTCAATAGCTTTTTCTTTTATCTTTTTATTTTCATACTCTTCATCCTCTTTCTCTGTTCTACCAACATTAGCAAGATAGGTTTCTCTAACTCTTTTTTCAGCTTTTTTTCTTTCTTCTGGATTTCCTCTTTCTGCCACATATTTATCATACTGATCTCCAGAAGGATCAAAGAAATAGTCAGCAATTTCTGGAATTTTTCTCATACCTGAAAGAGTACCCATTTTAGGTATACCTAATTTCTTATTACCATATACTAAATCAAGAGGCATAGCTCCTTCTATATCTAAATAGTCATCAACCCTTTTTATATATTTAGTTCTATCTTTATGAGGATGCTTATGAGGTTCCCCACCTTCATGCATTTCTTCTAAAATATAACCACCTCTTACATATTCATCAACTTGAGTTTGATTTAAATCCATTTCAATTGATCCACCATTTTCTTTTAAACTTGATATAATCTTTTGAGTTGTTTCTATAGGATGAACCATAGCATTCCCCGCTGAAAAAGCACCCTCTACCATGTCATCCCAAAAAGGAGCAACTGCTAAATCAGTAGCTGCAGTAATTCCAAGACCTGGTAGGGTACCCGGAGAAAACATTAAACCTTGCCAAAACCAATCTGCATTACCAGCACTTTGTGGTCCATATCTCTCATGCTGAGATATAAATTGAGGAAATCTTTGTCTTTGTTCTTTTTTCCATTGCTCTAAAGAGACACATTTTTGTTGTGTCTCACTCCAATTTAATCCTTTTTCTTTACATGCATTATAATTTCTACTTTGTACTTTTCCTGCATTATATTGATAACCCCCTCTACCTTCATTTGCAGTAACATCAAAATATGTATCACTTATATCTTCATTCCAAGCTATTCTATCTATACTATTACCCATTGATTTACCATCTAATAAAATATTAGAATCCTCATCAAATTCATAACCGGCCTCTCCAAAACTCTTTTTTAATTCATCTTTTCTTTTAGTAGTAGGATTAGCCTTATTCCAATTTAAAAATCTAAGTTCAGATTCAAGCTCTTCTTTTTTCTTTTTATAATCAGCATTAATATCTTCAATTTCTTTAGCATTATCTCCTATTGTAGTATTACCTGTCATACTTAACATTGATAGATATTTCTTTTTTGCTGCTTCTTTTTTTTCTTCTTTAGTATTACCCTTAGATATTTCAGTTATAGATAAAGTATTAATTTTTTTTAAGTGTGTATTACGTAAATTAATTAATTCTTGTTCTATTGTAGCTATCTTAGAATTTATTCCTAAAATGTTAGATTCTTCATTATTTATAACATTAACATTATCATTAACACTAACATTATTTAGAGGTTCTGTATCTAATTGTTTATTTGATTCTTTTAATTTATCTTTTATTTCATCCTTAGAAACACCTTCTGCTTTTATCCAATTTTCAGTTCCCTTTTTTCTAGTAAAATAATCATCATCCTCTTTTAAATATTCCCAAGAATCACCATAAGGACTTACTATATTACCTTTAGGATATAGAATCTCACCAAATAATGCCATTTGTCCTTCATCAGAAAGTCTAAAATTATCATTAGAACTTCTATATACTGAATTTTGTGTTTCTTCTAGATCATCTTCTAAAGTATCTTCATCAATTTCAACTAATTCTTCAGTAGTTTCTTCTATATCTTCTTCACCATCTTCAGTATTTTCTTCTATATCTTCTGTTTCTATAAACTTTTCAGCTACGATTGGGTTTTTATCAAGAGGTGTACCTGTCTTTCCTTTAACAGATTCACGTCCTAAAAGTTTATCTTTTGATTTTCCTTCTCCCGGATCAGTTAAATTATAATTTTTTAAATAAGGTTGTGCTTTTCTTAACCTTTTAGCAAATTTTTCTTTAGAAGGATAATTACCAAATCCTGCATTAGCACTTGTTAATAAGAAACTTGCATCTTCTAGATTATCTATATTATTATAATCTAAGTAATCTTCAAATCTTTTTTTGTAACTAGAATTATTTTTTACAAGTCTAGGTAAGGTTTTATTTATTCTATTATAAATAAATAAAACTGCAGCATGAGCTTGTAACTCAGGATCTTCATCTAATAGTTCAGGATTATTTATTAAATCTACACCTAGTTGTTTACCTAATTTTTTATAAGAACCTTTTCCTGTTAACTGATTTAAACCTCTTCCTCTATATGTCCATCCATCATTTGTATTCTTACCTCCATTACCTAATCTATCTCCATAAATAAAATTAGCTAAGTCTTCTGGTTTATGTTCTAAGTTTGTAGCTAGTTCATTATAATTATATTTTCCTTGACCTTTTTTAACAACCTTTCCTGTTTTTGAAAATTTACCCCATACTTCAGGTAACCTTTCTTTACTATAATTCATATTTTCAGGATGTCCATCAAACCCTCCTTCTGATAGTATTATACCTAATATAGCAGTTTTCATATAAGGATTTGTAATCCCATATTTATCCATATAAGTATCAAGTAGGCTCATTGCTTTTTTTTCAGTGATCATCTTTGAGAAAATTGATTTTTAGTATTAAGTATTTTAAATACCATATTAGTATTTTGAGAATTCTTCTTAATTAATTTTACAAAATTAGTATAGTGTCTGAATTTTTTTCTTTGTAATTCTGGTTTATTATAATCTAAACTAGACTGATTTAAATCTTGCACATATCCATTAGCTTTTGTACTCCAAATTTGATTTTCAGGATAATTACCAAGTAATCTAGTTGTATTTGGAATAAGTTGTCCATTTGGAGGATAACCTGCTCCATCAGGAAATTCTCCTCTATCTTTAGTTATATCCCAAAATTGATTAAATCTATATTTATGTTCTACTTTAGATACTAAAATATCTATAGAATTTGTATTTATTTTAGGATATTCTTGAGCTAATACAACATTATTTTTTGGAAAAATATTTAAATTTAAATACCCTGAAATTTGCCCAGAATTATAAATTATAGCTTGATCAAAATTATAATCTAAAACATGAAATTGATCTACACAAAAAATAGTATCTCTTCTATAGCACTCTAAAAAATATTCTATACTTCTAACTGTTGTTACAGTTTGACCAGTTGGAAAAGGAACACCTATTTCAAAAGGATATTGAGCATTGTAAAAATTACAATAATTATTACATCCAGCATTATGTTTCCATATACCACCTAATTTAGTAGTATAATGTTTATTTCTACCAGATAAATATAAATTAGGATGCCAGTCATGAAATGATACCCATTGCTTTGTTTTAGGATCAAAACTAACAGTCCATGAAGCATCTTCAAAAATTCTATCATCTCCAAGTTTTACAGTAATTTTATTTCTACCAGTTGGATCACTATCCAATACTACTGAAAAATTATCCTCTTCTAAATATGTAACTTTATCTTTAAATTCTGGTTTTAGCATATAATCTTTTTTAGAAAAATATATAATACTATTACCATTATCATAACCTGCTGAACATCCTATACCTGCAACAGGATTATCTATATAAGTAAAGTTAGGAAAATCTTCTATAAGTTTATATGGTAAAAATTCTTCAAACCACCATTTCATATTAATAGAAGAAAGTTCTTGAAGTGAGTCTCCAAAACTAAATATCTTACCTTGTTGTTGACTAATGAAATATAATCCTGCGGGTGATGAAACTACTCCTAACCTATCTTGTGAAGACCCATATTCATATTTAGCATCAGCAGCTGTTACATTTCTAGGAGTAGCTGAAAATAATAAACCATCTCCTATTGTTGCAGCTACACCTAAATAATCTTCTCTTTGATCTACACCAGCATACATTAAAGGACTTGCATTTTCAAAGGTTATAAACATTCCTGTTTTTCCATAGCTTTTTATAGAATTTACATTATTTTTAAATACAACTTTATTTAATGGTAAAAATGTTCTCCAAGATTCAACAATACTTTCTTGAGTTTCAGGTAATGAATAATTAATTACATTAGGAGATGATGTATAACATAATCGTGCTACAGTTGGATCATAATCTCTAGACTGTAAAGCTCCAAAATTATAAAGTTGATTTATAAAAAATTGAGAAATACTTAAAGAATAATCATAATTATAATAATTACCTGCTTTAAGTATTTCAGGATTAGTACTAAATAATGATGGAAGATCTGTATATCTAAACTTATCATAATGATATTGTCTTTCAAAATCACCCCTTACTCTAAAATCTACTATAACATCACTTTCTACAAAGAAATCTCTAATACCACATGCAGCTAAATAAAAATAAGAATTTTTAGGAGTTATTACTCCTGGATAATCTGTAGTATTATTAATAGACCTATCATAATTCTTATTATCTAAACTATAATAAGCACTTGGTAATAAACCAGTTCCTTGATTAAGTCCTACAAGTGAAGTAATTAAATTGTTAATGTTAATTTCACTTATATCCCAAGGTTCACTATTCGCCCAAAATTTTGGAAATGGTACTGAAGGATATAAAAAATAGTTCCACTGTTCACCTCTAGGTTCTTTATATAACCAATGTGTAAAGAAAGGCATTATATTCTTTTCTGTAAATCTATTTATATAAGTATCTCCTCCAAAAAATACAGAAGTTTCTTGAATTTTCTTTTGAGTTACAATAGGACAACCTAGAGAATTACCAGTACTTTGTCCTAATGTAGCTAAGTCAATTTTTTGTTCACAGGGACTAGCAACAATTTGTGCTACAGTATTTAACTGACCATATTGATTTCTTATACTAAATTTTAAACCACCATAATGACTAGCTATAGGATTAGTAAAAGGTTTTTTTTTGCCTTCAGGTGTATGATCCACATCAAAAGTTGATATAGTTGATGCTGTATCTAAAGTCATTAAAGATTGATCATAAGTATCTCCAATTGCATTAGTAATAAAATCAGGTCCTGTTTGTATACCATTAGGAGTCTCAACTCTTATAACAGCTTTGTGAGGTCTATTAAGATTATTTATTCTATAACTTACCGGAGTTCCTAAAGTATTCTGATACTCAGGAAAATCTTGAATATCACTAAACATATAAATACCATCCTCAATTGAAAATCTATTTATAGGTACAGAAGATGGTTTAAAATTTGTATATTCACCATAACCTATTAACTCTAATGCATATTGTCTAAATGATGCTATTGATTTTAATAAATCTACAGTAATATCAACACCTTCTAAAAAATTAAATAATATTTCACCAAAACTGGTACTAAGTCCTTGTATTAATTGAGGAAGTACATCTTTACTTGTATAGTTTCTGCTTAAAGTAGGAAGAGTTAAATAGTGACCTTTATCATAAACTTTTTTATTTATTTCACTCATATTTTCATCAAAAGATGGCCCACTTAAACCAGGAAGTATACCAGAAAGTATATTTTGAAAAGCCTTCCAGTCTTTTATATCATCATCTACAGTATTTGGATCTATATTAGCATTATCTAAATCAGTTTTATCATCTTCATTACCTAATAAATTAGAATCTGTTTCTATACTTGTATCTATATTAGCAGCTGGAACATTGTTTAGTGTTGTACCTCCTACACCAACACCACCTACATCAGCAATTTCCCATTGATAAGCAGGTTTGTTATTCTTATCTCCACCTGTTATATCTGGAATATATTGCGGTTCCCATTTACCTGCAGGATAATTAACTTTTATATCTCCTGCCTGTTTAAATATTGTATGTACAATACCTCCAATAGCTCCAACTAATACTATCATATCTGAAAGTAATTGAAATTCTGGATGATTAGGTGCTTCTATAAACTGTTGTTTTGCATTTCCTTCTAAATGACCATATACTTTTAATTCAGACATTTGTAAATAAGGTGTTCTAAATGAAGTATCAGGAGAATGAAAGCTTAACATACTTCTAGGAATATCCTGATTTTGAAATGGAGGTATAGGATCATTTTCAAAAACAGGTTGTATACCAGCTCTACTTAATATATAAGGATCATTAAAATCATTATTATAATCTCCAGCACCAGAAGTATTTTGATTTGGTCTAATTGTATTAAATGGATAGTTTCCATAAAGCCCCACTTTAGTACTATTTGAAGGTTCACCTTGTAATGTATAGTCTCTAAAATTATTTAACATACCTTTAGCTACTATAGATTTATTACCAGCTCTAGAACCTCTAAGAATTTCATAACCTACAATTCCTTCTATATCATTTCCATCATTATCTTTTGGTAAAACAATATCTTTAAATCTTACACCCATTAATCTTATATGAAAACTACCATTGGAATGTTTATCAAAATGATAAACACTGGGATGTAATCCATTTTCAGGAAATCTATGATGTCTTATATTTTTACCACATAAATCATTTGTAAGATCAGTTCCTACTCTAGTCCAACAATGCTCACTTGAATTCCAAATATTAGGTCTATCTGATGGATATTTTTCTGTAGATTGCCAATAACCCATATCACCATAAGCAATTATTTTACCACCATCACCATTATCTAATGCAGGAGATTGAGGAATTACGGTTGCAGTATTTATTGTTTCAAAAAGTTGATTTTCTCCAGGAAAAGAATTTGAATTATTAAAAGTTTGTCCAGCTTCTAATATCCCATTATATGCAATAGGTGGTCTTCCTGGAATATGATATGATGCTGATTTATCTCCAGTATCATAAACCCATCTTATAAAAAAGGCATAAACCTCATCTCTAAGATATCCTGCATTCTTACCTCCATTTACATAATATCTTTCTGAATATTCTATAGATACCCATTCAGATCTAATTAAATTTGCTAAAGGTTGATAATTAAAATCAAATCTACTTTTAGGTCCAACTTTAAGTAAATACCTATTAGCCTCTACTAATTGTTCTGATGTTTCTATTGCTGGATTAGATTTAAAAATAGTAGTAGGACTTGTATTTTCTAAAGTATCTGGTATTTGATCTATAATTATTTTTTTAGTATCTATACTATAGTATCCTAAAACTTTATAATTAGCAACGCTTTTATTTATATAAACAATGCATAATTGATACTGATCAAAATGATCTGAATCTAAATCTTTTATAGTAATTTCTAATGATCCTTTACCATCTACTTCATTAAATACAGGTTGTATGTAAGATAAAGAAAAATAATTAGTTACACTTTGATTATTAATTGTATAAGTTAATCCTACAGTATAGGATCCATTTAATATCAAACCTTGTTGAGGTCCAATATTTATATCAATACAAGGTGTCTTAACTAAACTAGCCAATCTAGTTTCTTCACAGTCTAAAGAGTTTAGATTAGTGCATATAATACAATCATTAACTGTATCACATTCTTCATTCCATTTTACACCAGGCCAAAGAAAATCAATAGTTGTATTATTAGAATAATAATTAATTGTTGAAGTTCCATCTAAACCACCTAACCAAGAATAATCTTCTGTAGGCCATAATTTAGGATCTCCTATATTAAGATATCTATCTGGATTAATTCCATCTGCCCAATATATTTGCCAAGAACAATCCCCCTTTTCTCTAGAGGCTCCACTAATTAAATGAAATTTACTAAACTTTAAACATTTATCTCTTACTATAGGTCTGTATCTACAAAAATCTTCTTCAAATAATCCTATTTCAGATGTAAGAACAGTATTAGTATTAGAGGCATCATATATAACTGAAAATACTACCCACTTACTTTCAAATAATGGAACAGCTCCTACTATAACAATTTTATGCTTTACTATAAGATCTGCACCAATTTTACCACATAATCTATTAGATTCTTCATTTGATAAAGTTCCTATCTCACCTTCTCTAGTATTATTTACAGCATTTCTAGCATAATTCCACATCCCATCTTGGATAAAAGAAGGATCCATATCACGACTTAAGCCTTTAACAAAAGTTCTTGATTGATTTAAATTACTATTGGATTGTTGTTTTGCCATAATTAAACTACTCTAATCTTATTTTGAGCTGCAAAAAAACTATTGTTTGGAGAATGTGACATGAACATATCATAATATTTACCATACATTGCTTTTCTATTAGCTATCCAAATTTGTTTTAGTTCAGCAAAGTTTGGTGTATTAACTACACTTAATGCATTATTTCTTGCTCCTCTTAATCTTTGTTCTACAAGTTGCATTCTCTGAGCAACATCTTCACCATTAATATATAAATTTTCAAGAATTCTAGATTTAAATGCATATTCATAATATTCATTAAGTAAATCATGATCAGGAACTAAAAGATTTCCATCATCATCTTCCATTTGACCTTGATAATTTAAATATACTTTACCTGTTTGAAAAGATGTATATAAAAATCCATATTTTATCCAACCCTCATTTATAGTATTATAATAAAGATTTGGACAATCACAATCAATAGATTGACTAGATCTCATTTTTAATGGTAAAAGTTCATTAAAAACTCTAGTTTCTGAAGAATTGATTATTTGTATTAATTCATATGCTTCTCCTTTACAGTTAAGAAATACTCTTGGTTTAACACAAGTATCTCCAAAAGGTTGTTGAGGATTATGAACTAAACATGTACCTTGATTACCTTCACTATCACAACAACATGTTGGTTCAGGAGTAGTAACACAAGAAGTACATGCTGCAGTTTGATTACAAGGATTTGCATTACATACACTACAGTTTACAGTAGCTGGTGCACATTGATCTACATTTCCTGGTACTTCATGATATGGAACTTCTTGAATATTAGTGCCACTTGCATATCCATCATATCCTACATTTCTTTTATATTCTCCACAGATATATGCAAAATTAAATGTATAAAAATCATCAGGAAGTTTTATTTTACCATGTGTTACATCTAAAATAACTTCTTTTTGTTGATTAATTCTAAGACCTAAATCATAATTTATTTTTTTAGCCAGTTTAATTAATTGTTGAGGCTCTATCATATTTTCAAGAGCAAATGTATTAAGGTCTATGGATACATCTTCTAAAAGTTGATCAAAGGTTCTATATTTAAGTGTATAATTATAATCCATTATCTAAGTGTATTTTGACCATCATCAGGTCCATCAGGAGGAACTTGCATAGTCATGGTTAATTCTTTTACTACATATTGTTCTATTTCAGAAAATAGATAATCTGGAATATTTAATGATTGATCTTGTCTAATCATACATTTATCTGAATCACATGTTTCTACATCATTTTCAAATATTGCTTCAATTTTTACAGCATCCCATATTAAATTAGGAAAGTATAAATGGCCATCTGAATACCAGAAGTATTGTCTTTTATTATATTTAAAAGTTGTAGTTCTAGTCATAGAAACAAAAGTTCCTGGATCAGTTCTAAATAATTCTATACTACCATCAACAGATGAAACTGTTCTAAATATAGGACCTTGTATCCCTGTAAGAAGAGATGGTAATTTTTCTTTAGTTCTTTTAAAGAAGCAATCTGAATATACTCCATAACATGCTGCATCTACTTTATCTACTTCTATTAACTCTACATAAGGTATTGCTTTAAAGAGATTACTTATCTTCATTAATCTTAACTGATCATCTTCTCTTTTCATAAGTGATTGACCATACTTAATAATAGAATAATAAATAGTTCTGTCTGTTAAAAACGGATCTTCTTTAACAGCTTTAAGTGTATTTCTTACTCTTGATATTGCTTCTCCAACAGTTGTGCTCATAGGTCAAATTCATTATAGTCTTTTAAAGCATACTCTTGCTTTTTAAGTCTTATTTCATTAGCTACTTTTTTAGAGTATGCTAATTTTAATTTTTCTTGTGGGTCCACTACTATATACATATTCCAATTTTCAGGATAAGTTTTAGCAACTGCTCTTTTAAAATCTCTACATGCAGTAAACCCCCAAAACTCTCTATTTTTAAATTTATGTTTTAAAGCACTACTTGTACAAAATATTTTAGCAAGTTTGCCATCACTGCCCCAATTTTTATTGGAAACTTTTACACCATATTTTCTAGATTTAGCAAAGTCAATATTTTTCTTTTTTTTACTAGCTTGACATGTTCCTATAAATAGCCAACCTAATGATTCTGGTAATTCTACACCATTTCTGGTATCAATTACAGTTTCATAAACCAATTTATTAAAGGACTTAATAATTGATCTTAGTTCTTTATCCTTCAATTTTTTATACTTTGGATACTTTTTTCTAAATCTGTCAAAGAACTCTTTGTTTAGAACTTGATAAGTTTCTGATCTAAACCGTGGAGCTTGTAAGTTTGGTGTTTTAAATGGTTCCATACTATATAAATAATATACTAAAAATTAATGAGATTAACAAGTATAACAAATATAGTAAAAAAAGAAAAAAGCCCCACTTGTGTAGGGCTTTTCCATTGTTAGTCACAGAAACCAACAAATCTGCAACAATGTGTTATGCCAAGTTACCTGTAATAACTAATGTATAATTAGCATTTGCTAAAGTAGCATTAGTAAGTGTAAACTGACCTGCTGCTACACCCATACCTGTAATAGTATGTGTCACACCATCAAATGGTAATAAAGCTCCTGCAGCATTATATAACTGAACATTCATAAATGTACTAAGGATTCCAGCTGGTCCAACATTAACAGCACCTGCAGCAGGAACTGTTACAGCACCACCAGCAATTGTTACTGCAACTGTGGTCTGTAATGCACCAAGATTATTAATAGATAGAACATCTCCAGCAATTGCTGTACTAATTCCATGACTACCATTAAAATCAAAAGTATCAGTAGTACTAGAAGCTACAGCTGGTCCTCCACTATCTGCAGTAAATGTTTCCCATAAGTTTTGATCAACATTAGGAGAATCATTAGTAATTGTAATAGAATTAGTAGGTCCTGCTACACCAGCAGTACTAATACCTGTTCCACCTAAGATTTCTAAAGTAGCTGTAGTTGTAGCTGCTTGAAGTGAACCACCTACATCACCAATTACATCAGAGTAAACATGATCAATTTCATTTACAATAGTAACTGATTGAGCAACAGCATCAGTTGTAATACCAATATTTGCACCTTCTACAAGAGTTAGTGTATCAGTATTTGTTGCTGCTACTACATTTGGTTGACCTGAGACTGCTACAGTTCCAAAAATTAATTGATCAGAACCTTTATCTGTATTTACTAATGTGAATACTGCAGCACTTGGTATACCACCAAGAACAGCACTTATACCATCAGTAACAGAATCTGCTGAAATAGTAAGAGTAGATGTTGGTAAGCTAGGGAAAATATTATTACCTGCAAAATCAATTAATTCATCCCATCTATCAGGATCAGTAAAAGTACTAGTAATTTCTATTTGATGTAATACAGGATCAAAACTAAGTACAATTCCTGCACCAGCAATAAGACCTGGAGCTGTTAATGGATTTGTATTATTTACAACACTATCCATAATCCATGCACCCATAACAGTATCATCTACTGCTACATCAAATGTTCTTAACCAAGGAGCTATACCACCTGCAGCTGTTAAAGTTGAAGTAAGTCTAGTATCAGTTGCTACAACACTTACTTGATCAACTTCAAGTGTATATGTCATATCATTAGCAAGTGGTACATTTGGTTGTGGATTTATATTAATATATCCAAATGATGTATTTAAAACAGTATCTGGTAAAGCAGTAGTATCTACTCCAATAGTATATGTATTTTCCCAAGGTCCTGGAGATCCTGGATTAAATAATAATGTAAGAATACTACTACTAGTTGCTAGAATAGTTCCTTCTGCATTTACTACATAAGGATCAAGTACTGCACCAGTTCCTGTTACACCAACATTTACTCCTGCTGTAACAATTGAAGCTGAAGGTAAAGTTGCTGGATCTAATGTTACAGTATATGTAGTAACATATCCTACAGTAGCAGAAGTTACAACAATATAAGCATCTCCAGAATCTACTACTGTTGAAGGTAAGTAGTCTGGATTAAGTCTGTTACAGAAGAAACTTACAAGATTAGTTATAATAGTATCTAAATAATCATTTCTAGAAACTACGGTACTGACTAAACCAGAGGTTACATCAGTACAAGTTATGTCTACACCCGTGTAGACAATACATGCTGCATTAAATACTTCTGAGCATGCAGGGGGACATGTTTGTGATACTACATAAGTACCACTAGCACATCCACAAGTTTGGGTATTACAATTTGAACAAGCCATTTTTTTTTATTTTTTTAATTTATATATACAAGTTTTTCAATTTCTTTTTTTTAATAACAAGTGGTTTCAACAATATCTGCATCACAATCTAGAAATGCAGTTAATCCTTCTATAGTAGCAAAAAATCCTCCTAAATCACTAGAATCTCCTGCATCACAATCAAAAGGCCATGTGTAATCAGCACCAGAAAAATCAGTTTCTGCTACTAGAGCATTAACTCCTGCAGCTGGAAAATTATGGATATATGAAGCTGTGTTAATATAGTTAGGTATACTCTCTCCTGATCTTACATTACTAGTAATGAATCTAAGATGAGAACCTCCAACAAATCCTGGAGCACCTGAAATTTCTTCTTGATCTCTTAAAGCTCCAATAAATAGAACTCCTGCACTTGTTATACCAATTCTACATGCAGCATTTAAAACAGTTCCATAAGCTCCTGTAACTATTATAGGTCTAGATAAAACTCCTGGATAAGGCATTCTATAATCTCCATCAAAAGTATCAGTAGTAACTGAAGTAGGGATAACACTTAAACCACCATTAAATGATATTACTCCTCCTACACTTATTGTCACTCCACCAGCTCCTGTTGCAGGGTTGCAACGAGGAATACTATTATAATCAGAAAAACTGCCTAAAGCTTGAATTCCTCCACCACCATCACTAAGTGGTACAAAAATATATCCTCTAAAGTGAAGTACATTTCCTATTCTTCTTACTTGAGGTTTAATAGCTGATCCTGAATAAAAATCAAAACCTTCTAAATCAACCCAACCAGTATCTTTAACTTTTGCTGAAAGTAAATTACCAACAGTTATGTTTAAATCAACAGTATTCGTATCTAATACAGTTACTCCAACTGATGAAGTAGTATAATTATATACATCACAAAGAGCAATCCATAAATTATTAATTGCATCTGCTACTGTAGCATATGATGCATCTTGAATCCATAAAGGATTTGCACTAAATGGTGTTCCCGTATTTAATTGGGTATCACCATCTATAATACATTTTTGACCCACTGCTGTAGTAAGTTCTAATCCACTACCTGTAGCTGTAACATATCCACACCAAACATTATTTATAAATTCTTCTAAAAGAATATCAATTTGTTGAGTACTTCCACTTAATAAACTTCCTATTTGACAACTTAATGTAAAAGAAGGTAAAGTTAAAGTTGGTTCAGGAGTTGCTTCTAAATTTGTTATTCTAACTAAAATATCAGCAATTTGAGTATTTATTAAACTAATATCTGTAATAATACTACAAATTCTTTCTCCTATTAAATTTACATAATCTACTAATTGCATAGTAGTTTGTGTTCCTGTAATAAAACATTCTGCTACACTTACTACACAATCTGGACAAGTATCTGTTGATTTTACTTGTTCAGGAGTTACACCTTCTAATGTGCAAATTTTATCAATTAATAATTGAATCAATGCTTGAAAATCTGCAGGTCCACATGCTGTTAAATCAAAACAACTAAGATCATAATTTGTGATCTTAAGAGTTTCCATTATTGTACATAGTTCTGTTGCTAATTTTGAAACAACATCAGAAACATTATCACCTGTACACAAATTGATACAAGTAATGTCTGGTCCTTGCCACACTATGCAATTAGAGGATATTGGATTACAAGGGCTATTATCTAAATTTAAAGGTTTCATACTTATTATAATATACAAATTATTATTAACAATTGCAAGAACAGTTATTAAGTGGTTGATTACAACATGACGCAATTTCTTGACATGTATAATTTGGATCTGTTAATGCTTGCAATTCTATTAATTCTTTTTTAACTATCCATTTTTCATCTTCTTCAGGACAACAATTAGATATACCATATCTTAATTCAAGTACTTTTTTATACATTCTTTCTGCAGCATTACATGTTATTTTATCATATTTATCTGAAGTACATATTGGTGTATTGTATCCTGGTTTTACTGTTCTATCATTAGGAAATACTTCTATACAAAAGCCTTCTGTACAAAATCCAAAGTATTCAAAAATATATGGAAAAGTATCTTCTGGAAGAACAGTCCATTCTTTTATGCAAATTCTTGGTGAAAATTCTCCACATGCAACAGATACTGATTGAGGATTGCCATCAAAATCAATATAAGGAAATGATTTAGGATCTTCCATAGTATTATTATATACTCTAGAGCATCTTGGAACAGGATCTAAACATGTTACACAATCTGCATAATCTGTTTCTATATATATAATTTCTATATGAGGAATTCCTGTTTCTAATGTAGGTTCAAACTTTGCTACAATAAAACATAAATCACAATCTACAAGTTTAACTACTCTACCTACATATACTGATAAATCTTCAGTAGAATAAATAATATTTTCAGGATCTCTACAATCTGTTAAAGAATAATATGTAGATAAACAAGCTGTACATTCTTCATATGCTGCATCTATAGTTATTGTATTAATACTTGGTGGTTGATATTTTATTTCTTCAACTGTCCAACAACCACAGTCATCTTTAATTACTTGTCCTACATATGCTGATAAATCTTGCATAGTATACAAGACTTCATAAATTTTTTCACAATTTTGTAATTTGTAAGCAGTAACTCCTGTACAAGTTTCACAATCTTCAAAAGATGTTGTAATTATAACATCTAATACACAATCATCACATTCAGATAATTCTTCTGCAATTGAAACTATCCAACATCCTGAGAATCCTTCTATAGTTACAACTTCATTTGAAACTGCATATTGATATAGATTTTGTAAACTAGAATATAAAATAGCATCCTGAAATGGAAAAAGTTCTGGTGTACAATTAGTTAATACAAAACATAATTCAGGACATTCCTCATCTATACATAATCCTCTATCACTTAGAATATAATCAACTCCTTCTACACCATGTAATTGAGGCCTTGCTCTTGCACAGAATTTTGCTGGTGCATAAGCTACTTGTGTATTACCATCACAATCAATATAGTTTATTGCTCCTGCATAATTAGTTACTTCATAACAATCACATGGACAAGGGTCAGGACTAACTCCTACATCTATTACTATAGAAGAACTAGCATTATCACATGGTCCTTCAACTATTTCTTGTACAAACCAGACTTGCCCTGGATAACCTACTAAAGCAACATATGTATTATTATATATTGCATAATCTCCTGTAATAAGTAGTTCAATACCTGAACATTCTGTAAGAAGATAACATGGATATTTTGAACAAGATGGACATATAGGATTTCCATCTGCATCTTCTTTTTCACAATCATCTCCATCTACAAATGAAAAATCTGTAAGATAAGGTGGATAAGGTAAACTATTATATGTTGCTAGATCTACTTCAGAAGCTGGATCAATTACACTACCTAAAGTGGCTGTATAACAATTTCCACTTGATAAACCATTAATACTATTACCATTAAATAATTGTACTCCTAAATATTGATTTATATTAAATTGAGTAACTCCTGTTAATCCTCCCGCACCTGTATTTCCTGGTACACTAATTATACCATTTAATCCTACACCTTTAAAATAAATAATATCAGTTGCATCACAACAGTTTACAAATTTTAAATAATAATCTCCTGGAAGTACTCCACAATCTTTACATGGTGTTCCTAACGGATCTGTACAATTTTCTTTTGCTACAAAGTCACCTTCATTTGCACCATCATAAGCATTGAAAACATTACCTTGAAAAATTACAGTGTAACATTTATCTTCCTCTAATAAAAATCCTGAAACAGGTAAAGTTACATCAGCTAATGTCCATTGATATACTCCATCACCTACCCATACTCCTGACCCATCATCAATAAGATTAATAAAAGTAAATCTACTATTATCACAACAATCTATTATTTTATAATATGGAGTTCCCATTTTTTATTTAATGAATTTATTTAAATTTTGTTGTTTTAATTTTGCATTATATTGTTTTATACAACTTGCACATGCTTGGGTTCCATCTGTTGCTTTCCTTGCTTGACATCCACATGAGTAAGTCCTTTTGCAATTTGGACATTTACTTGCCATTTTTTTGTTGGTTTTAAAAAATTAACAATTTCTACAATCCAGTTTATTTAAAAGTTTTAAAGCATAATTATAAAGAGTCATTCCTTCTTGTGACTCATGACATGTTTCTACTTTTGCTTTTGCATTCTCTAGATACATTTTAATAAGTCTAAGATCTTCAAGCTTATCTTTGATCTTAGCTGAGGGTTCACAGTCTGCTACATCTATATCACATAAGATTTTCTGATATAGGTTCAAGGCTTGAGTTGTTCTCAAATGATTATATTCTACATAGACCACATGATTGGGATCTACTATATATTTAATAACATATATTCCATCTGGTAAATTTACATATGAAGTACCACAATTTAATGTTTGTGTACCTAAATCACATCCAGTTAATGTTGGTGATGATTGAGGAACAAAAGAAACTTCAACAGCATTTGTATAACCAGGAACAGTTATATATAACTTTGGTTGAAACACTGCTACTTGAGGAGAATAAACACTTGTATCAAATATTTTTAAAACACAAGGATTTCCTACTGTAGGTATTTCTAAACTTAATACATGATTTGCCATAATTTAAAAATAAAAAAAGGGAGAGGAGAAACTTAGGTCTCACTCTCCCTTTTATAAGTTATTATATTCTAATACTAAGGTATTGCTGGTGGTACTACCACTATAATAGATGGGTCATGACAAGGGCTATTATTTTCAGTTGGTTGTTCGTAACATGGATTACCACATGCATCCAAAATAGTACGAATATCAGTAGTAAATAAAAGTTGTTCAGCTTGACCAGCTGGTGTTGATAAAGAAACAACATCAATTATATATTGATCATTATCAAATGTTCCTGATGGATTATTAAATCTTGGAACACTGTGTAAAAGATAAGTATGATCATAAAGAGCTGTTCTATCAACTTGACCAGGTCCTGTACCTAACATGTCATTACCTTGAGTAATTTCACGGATTCTTAAATCAGTTGCTAAGAAGTTTTGTCTGTAAGATTCTGACATAATAAAATCTCTTGCAACAGATTCTCCTAATCCTTGAGCTTGATAACCTGGACATTCAGTTGCAATACAAATTCCAGTAAATAAACATGGATCACCATTTAAGTCTACTTCAGAAGCATATAATCTTAAAGGTTCTACATTATAGAAATCTGAAGGTTGGAAAGTACAATCTCCAAATGTTGTTTCTACATAAGCACCTATTAAAGTTAAACCAGCACACTCATCAGTGTAAGCAACAGGAGTATAAAGATCAGCAGTAGTTACAGTAACACCAGGTCCAACTAAAGCTAAATACGTATCAGTAGCAGCTTTAGCAGCTACTAAAACAGCAGCATCAGTTCCAGTAGGATAAATTAGTGTTGAACCATCAGTAACAACACCAGCATCACCTGCTTCAGTTACAGTTACTACAGGAATAACAAATGGTCCTTGAGCACCAGTTGGAGTTTCTTGATTATTCAAGCCTCCCATAAGGATAGGACTATCTAAAATTCCAGCTTGCCATTCTAGCATCACAATTGCTGGGTTAACAGCAACAGGAGCTACAGTAGCATCAGCACAACATCCTGTATATGCCGTAATTTCAGCATATGCTTGATGATTCAATGCTCTTAATGCAGGAGAACCTTTAATATCAATTCTTAAGTGATAATTTTCACCACAAAGAAACTCTGGACAGCAATCTTCTATTAGATTAGCTTCTGTATATGGAGTTTTACCAATGTTTAAAATTGCATTTTGAGCAGCATGTCCATTAGAAGTCCACATTTTAGTTACATACTTTGGATTAACACCTTTAGATTTAAGACTTGCTTGGTAACCTCCATGATGAGATCCAACTTTGTCTTGTTGATAAGGTGCACCAGATGCAATAATAAATTGACAACACTCAGGTGTTTCTACATCTGTAGCGAACCATGTTTGAGCATTGAATAAAGACATTTGTCCTGAAGTAAGTCCAAGTGTTGTTGGTCCAGCTGCAGGGTCAATATATTCGCTTAATACAAAGGTCTTTTTAAAAGCGTGATTAAAATAAGCCATTTTTTTAATTGCCTCCTATTTTTGATTCAGAGGACTTTTTTTAATTAATAAATAAATATACTATAATATAATAAAAGTTTTTTAAATAATCAAGTTATAGATTAATTATTTCTTTCTGCTGTTTGACTACCTCTTGGATATTGTATTGGTGATTCAATATCTCCTGCTAATACACTTACAGCTTCGTCAATTATTAATTCAATTATATCATCTTTAAATTCTGATTCAATACTTATTAAGGTTTCTGTATTAGTATAAGGATCTGTACATCCTTGAATCTGAATTCTTCTTGGTTGTCTATAATAAACTAAATCAGCTTTAGAAATATCAAAAGTATCATTAGTATAAATATGAATTTGATTACTAGTTAATGTTGCAAAAGTTTCTGCCCATTCAAAACTAGGTTCTTTTGCTTTATCTCTCATTAATTGATTTAAGTTTCCTTCTTCTGCTAAATAAACTGTCATTCTTCTATCTTCACAACAATCTTTACATGCATAGACATCTACTCTTTTCCATTGAAGATAATTTTGAGGAATAACACCAAAAAAATAATCTTTTTTATCTACCATAGTTAAAGTATCTTGAGATAATAAAACTTGAAGATCATCTTTTCTTCTAGTAGACTGTTCATCACCTTCTTTAACAATATTAAGTCCATGTAATTGTCTTCTAGTCCATTCTACCTGAGCTTTATTAAAAGCTTCAACAGCTTCCCAACATTCTATATTATCATAGTCTTGGCTATCAAGCTTGTTGATCCTTTGTTTTAGTTTTATAACTATTGCACTATTTAACATTAATTATTTTTTAGTTTTTATCTCTACGCCTAACAGGAGCTTCATGTTGTTTTCTTAAAAACCTACGATGCTCTCTTCTAGCTTTTCTTTTTTCCCTTCTCGCTTGTCTCTTTTTATCATCATCATCATATACAATACTACCACCTTCAAGTTGTGAACCTACAGCCATACCCATCTTAGCTCTTTGCATTTTACCAAGAGCTTCTGCAGGATTCATTTTTTTACTTTTTTTACTTTTTTTCATTTCTTTTTCTTTTTCTTTCTTTTAGCAGCAATTTTCTTAAAAGTTTTAGCTAATGCTTTAGCTTTACCTGTGCAACCTTTTTTAGTTATGGGTGTACATTTACCTTTAGTACCTCTTTTTTTAATAGAAGCACTAACTTTTTGCATCCACTTTTTATCTTTCTTTTTAGTTGCCATTATTGCCAATAAATGTAAATTAAATCATCATCTGATTTAATTTCTGTTTCAGGATCATGATTCATAAACTATTTTCTCTTAAGAGTTTTCTTTTTTGGTCTGGATAATGTTTTCTTAGGTGCAATACTTCCAGTAAGAGATTGTAATTTTTTTACTTCAGCATCAGCAGCTTTTTTAACATCACTCATTAATTTTGAATTCTTCTTAATTTCTTCAGCTTTTTGTAAAGTGCAAAGAGCAGATTCAACTTCCCATTTTCTCATTTCAGATTTTGTCATTTTAGTAATTTTCATAAGTTATTATCTAGATTTCTTGACACATCCACCTTTTTTTAATTTTTGTCCTTGCCAAGCTCTTGGATCATTAGTATATTTAGGCATTCCTACTATTCCTGTCATTACAGCATCTGGACCATAAAGATCATCATTTGCTCTTTTAGCAGCTTTAATTCCTTCTTCTGTATAAGGGTATTTTTTTCCATTTACTACTGGCATAATTTTTATTTTTAAGTTTTACAAAGTTCTTCTACTACCTTTTGGATTTCTTGACCATTTAGTCACAGATCCTCCCATTTTCTTTTCATCAATTGTATACTCTCCAGTATCATAATTAACATTTACACCAGAGCCAATACTTTTATTTTGTCTATTAACAAGCTTATCATATAATCTTCCAGCTTTTTTAGCATTTCCAGATTTTCGTGCCTGTGTATATTTATCATAAGTTTTTAACTCTCTTTTAGCTAATCTATCTTCTCTTGGCATAATTTCTAATTTTTAAAGTTTAACTTTTCCAATACTTCTCACAATTTTTAGATAAATCATCTAAGATATCTTCATTAAGAGGATTTTTTAAGAACTCTAGTACATCAGAAACATTTCTTCCTAATACAGCATTCTTCTTAGCATGATATATATGACCATCACTCTTAGTTACAATGTACTTAAAAAATACAGAATCTTTAACAATTGACTTAATTTTTAAAGTTTCCATATCTAAAGCAACTGTATCTAAAAATGTTTTTACAGCTCTTTCTAAATTGCTTTCCATACCATCTCCATTAATATGATTATCCATATTCTCATAGATAACATCTAAAGGAGTAGATTTTTTATATTGTGGACTATTTACATCTACAACTTTTGCAACATAGAATAATTTAGTACTATTTTTATCAAATAATTTTTGTAATTCAGAAAGTGCTTTATTTCGCATTTTCTTATACTCAGTTCTTACAGAAACTGTTTGTTCTTCTTTATCTAAATAAAATTTAGGAGGAGTTGGTCTTGATCTTGCATCTTCATAACTTTTTGCTACAAGTGAAAACCCTCCAGCTTCTATTGCAAATAATTTTATTCTATCATAAGGATTTTGACTATTTAAAAATATAGGTTCATTACCTACTGTTAATTCAATTTTATTCCAAAAATCTGAATTATCAGGTTTAAGTAATGTTACTTTATTCCAAAAGTCTTTATCTTCAGGATCAATTACATTAGCAGCTAATTCTTTTTCTAAATCTGAAATTGCTATTCTAATATTTTTTATTCTAGCATCCTTAAGTTCAGCAGGAAGAGTTTTTAATTCAGGAGCAAATTCATTAAGACCTGTTACATATCTAACAATTCCATTAATTTCTAAACAGGCAAGTTGTTCTTGATGAGTAACTCCATCAAATAAACTTAAACCATAATTCTCTAATCCCATATTTTCAACTCTTTTATCAAAATACGGTTTAATAGATACTTTGGAACTTTTGTTAATCGTTGGTGTTTCCACCATTGTAAAATGTTTACTTTTCATTTTGTTGATTTTTGTTGGTTTTTAAAAAGTAAGGGGAAAGTTTCCTCTCCCCTTTAAATTATTAACTATTATTAGAATGATCCTCCCGTAATTGGGTTTCTCATAACTATTTTTAGAACTTTAGTTGGGTCTTTTACCCAAATAGCTGGCATTGTTTGAGACATCATGACTCTATAACCATTGAATTGTCCAGAAGACTGGAATCCTTGGCTACGTCCCATGTAGTCCATTGTACCATTTTGATACCACCATTTAAGTTGATTATCCCAAGATAACTTCAATAAGAAGATATTATCATTAGTATTATCAGTGATATCAAAGATAATGAATGAATAAGAAGATAATGGGAAACCATCAATGATTGGGTTTTCAATATCATTAGTATTTACATTATCAAATGCTGGATTAAGTACAAACTTAACATTAGCTAAGAAAGGAATCACATAAGAAGTGTAAGCAAAACCGAAGTTAAGATCCATTCCTTGACCAGTGATTGCACCTATATCAGCAGCTTGAATTACAAGTCCTGATGCTACAGCTTCACGTTTGATAGCTTCATTAACCATTCTCATTCCACCCATTCCAGTTTGAACAATAAGTTGTCTTTTTGGATCTGGACCTTGAAAATCAACTTTTCCATTAAAGAAATTATAAATTTCAGATCTGAATAAGTCAAGGTTGAAGTTATTCTTGTTGTATACTCTTTTAAAAGAGTTGTCAAGCTGTGCCCAAAGACCTACAGAAAGTCTCAAATCATCTGGACCATCTTGTCTAACTCTACCACCTTGTCCCCACATAAGGTAAGACTCAATGTCATTAGCTACTTTAGTTAAGTGAGCTGCTTCCATATTAGTAAGGAAAGATCTAGATAAGTCACCATTATCAAATGCTTTTTTAACTTTATCTTTACCCATTACTTTAACCATATCTTCTAATGAAGCTACAGAAGGATTTTTAGCGTCACCACTAGTTTTCCAAATCTCAGTTACAGGAACTGTCCCATCTGCATTCATTCCTCCTTTGATCATAAGATCTGCTCTAGAAGAAACAGAATAATGAACATGAGCTTCAGCTCCTCCTACATAATTGTAGAATTCACGGAAACCTGTTGAAGTTTGAATATCAGAGAATCTTTCACCATACTCACCTCTTGCAGAACCTTTTCTAAAGTACTTAGTACCATTAGCTAAGTATGCAGTATCTAATGTAGCTGAAGTGTTGTTATTAACAAGTTGTACAGTATAAATATACCCATCACCAACTGGAAGAATATCTTCATCAGTAATATAAAGTTCAGCACCATTGTATTTGTCATAAGTGATAATATCACCATGTCCAAATTCTCTAGAACTTATTTTAATGCGAAAAGTATTACCATCTGCACCAAGATATGAAGCTTCTTCAATGTTTTCAATAATGTATGGTAAATCAGAGGAAACAGGAGTTTGCCATTTGTACTCACCACGAGCATTATCAACTTGAATTACATTTTTACCACCAAAGCTAGACATTTGGTAAAGAGGCATTTCTACTTTCTGAGCCATAGCCCATAAATCCACTGGACCTAAATCCATTGGTTCTGCATCCTTCAACATGTTTACCAAGTGATAGGAGTCTACGTGTGAACTTGCCTCATAGGCTGTATCCCGTAGAAAGATACCATTATTTAAAACTGGAGTTGCCATTTTTTATATTTGTTTTATTTGTTACTAATTTAAAATCTTTTGAACATATTATTATTTCTTTGTACTGTTGTTCTTTTTGTTGGTTTTCTTCTACTATTTGTATTAGCTTCAGGAGTTACACCAGAAGATGATATTTTTTTAGACTGAGCAGTTTTTAATTGTCTTACTGTTTTCTGAACTGCTTCTTGAGAACCTTGAGTTTTAATTTTACTTTTATATCCATCTGGATCTGAAAGTAACCATAATGCTTCTGCAATAAGGTCATGTCTTGGTTCTACAAACTGATACTTTTCAAGCAAATGTCCTAATAAATTTGTAGGCTTACCTGAAATAGAAGGATAATTTGGTTGAACTAATCCAGCATATAAATGATTCTGAACTTTTTTATCTAGTTTCAACTCTCCTAATTTACCAGGAGCAAGAGTGTTATATACATTATCCATATAATTTCTAGCTTGCTCTTCCTGTTGTTCCTTCTTATACTCTTGTTCTGCTAATTTTTGTTGAACAATTTTTTCTTGCATAGCATCCAATTTTGGTTTAAATTGTCTAGCCTTTTTATCAAGTTTTTCAATATCATGCCAAGTTTCAACTTCTTCTTCAATTTCTTCTGGAGTTCCAAAATTTGTTGCTGTTAAGTATTGTCTGGCAATTTCAGCTTGATGTTGTTCATTTTCTGGATCTAAATCCATTACTTCTTCTACATGAGCAAGAGTTCTAAACAATCCTTTTAAATCTTGTCCTCCATCAGCTACATATTTAGCAGCAACTTGAAGTTCTTGAGGAAGTGAGTTAAAAAACTCTTTTGGAGTATCTCTTCTAATTTTAGCTTCTTTTTCTTCAAAATTTGCTTCAAATAAATCTCTAAAATCTTTTGTAGTATATTCTTCTAGTTCTTTATCATCATCAAAGCCAAAAAGAGTACCTTCTTCAATCATTTTAGATGCTAACTCAGTAAGGCCACTTTTATCAGTTTTTCGTCTTCCTGGTTTAGATTCAGTTGTTTCCACATCTGTAATCATCTCATCTAACTCAGATAGAGCTTCATCTACTAAAGCTTTATCCTTTTCAGGATCAGCAGTTTCAGATTTTTCACTTTCTTTAGTTACAGTTTCAGTCTTTTCAATGAACGTAGGATCAAAATCTTCTTGTGGTTTAGAAAAAAGATTTGATTTTTTTTCTACTTCTGGCTTTTCTTCTGCTGGTAACATTACACTTTCAGCTCCGGGTTGACCAAAAATTTCTTCAATATTTACATCTAATTCTTCTACCGTTGTAGAATCTTGTACTTGAGTTTCCTCATTTAATTCTTCTGCCATTTTTATTTTTTTGTTGGTTATACTTTAATATACTAAATAAATTTTAAAAATTTAAAATAATTAAAAAATAATTAATTAAAAATTTGCATTATATAGCTATTTTATTTTTTTATACAATTTTTCAAGTTCTTTTATATAAAATTTTCTCTCTTCGGACCTTACTAAGGAAATCTCTTTTATAAAGTTTTCTCTCTCCTGATGACACTGATTTATAAATTGCTCTCTTTCTTCTCTCCACTTATCTCTCTCTATACTAGATCTATTACTAATCTTTTCTATTTTTCTTAATAACCATCTCTCTCTAGTAATAGCATAGAGTACCCATATACCCAGTACCCCATATTGTGTTAAGATTTCAAATGTTTCCATATTAGTTATTTCTTTTTCTTTGTTTCTTTTGATGATTTAGTATCATACTTATTCTTATTTTCTCTAGCAATTTCTAATTGTTTATTAGCTACATCTCTTTGAACTTGTATTTTTTGTTCTTCTATACTTATTTTTTGATTGTGCTTTAACATATCATTACTTTGCTTTTCTCTTTGTAATTGTGTTTGTTGTTGATATTGTTCTGTTTTTCTAATATTATCCATAGCATCCTTATAATCAGATTGTTGATTTTGATCAATATCAACCATTGAACCATATCCAGCAGCTTTAATCTCTGCAATTAAAATATCTTTTTGTCTATCTTTTTCTTTTTCCATTGCTTCAGTATCAAATTTTAATTGTTCTTGTTGCTGTTGAGCTTGAATTTGTTGCTGTTGCATTTGTTCTTCTTGTTGCATTTGTTGCTGTTGCTGTTGTTTTTGTTTTTGTTCAGAATCCTTCATAGCAGCATTTAATTCAGCAATAGAATCTGATTGAATAATTTTACCAAGATCATATATAGAAGCTCCTGTAGTATTATTCTGCACAGCCATTTGTTTGAGTTGTTCAAGAATAGCTCTATGATTTGCTGTAGTTGAAGTAAAAATATTAAGATCTCTCATCAATAAATCTGTACCATTAATTTCAAAATTAACTTTTTCATCTGCTGCAGTAATATATGTTAATCTAGTAGAGGGATTAGTTGAATTATAAAATTGAGCTAAATCTGTTCTCATCTGATGTACTCTAGGCATTAAATAATCACAATGTTGAATAAAATAAATTTCTGTTTGTGCATATGATGCATTTACAGCTTGTTCAACACCTGTAGCTGTTTGTGAAGATATTTGTTGCCCCATTCTTTGAGGATTTACACCTATTACTTCATAAGCTTGTTGTTTAAAATAATTAGATAATTGTATTCTAGACATAAGTCTATTAGTTTGATCTAAATCAAGTTTCTGAAAATGTTGAAAATTTAATGCATTTTCTGTATTTGTAATAGATGTATCTAATGGTAACATCTGAAAATCCTTCATTGCTACATAAGCTTTAGCTAAATTTCCTTTACCCCAATCTTCACCTAACGAATGTTTAGGTAAAGTATTTTGATCTAACATAATAATTGTACCTAATTCATCTACAAGAATATCTGCTATTTGATTATTTACTATATTATATCCTATTTGAAAAGGTTTCATTAAATCTACTAATGAAGTTGATTTAGTATTTCTATCTGAAAATACAGAACCTTCAACTGGAAGTTTACATCCATATAATGAGTTCTCTCCTTTAAACTGAAATTTAAGTGGTCCTGGTTTTTTTCTATCTATACCAATATACATAGGACTCATACCTGAAGGATTATCCATACCCCAATAACTTGGAACATTTGGTCCTATTTTAATACCACCCCAAACTTCATTAATCCAAATCCATTCTATATGTTCACCAAAAATTAAATTATCTTTATTTTTATTTTTAAACAATCTATTATCATATAAAGGTTTATCAGTTACCTTATAATCTTCTGTAACAATTTCAACTAGTACTTCTCCATCATCTGTAACTTTTGTTAAGTGTCCTAATTTTCTTTGAGATTTCCAATAACATGTTGTAACTCTTACTAAATATGCAGTTCCTTCATCTCTATAATCTTCACTTTGTGATAGAATTTGTTGAATTGTATCATTTCCTTTTACTACAGTACCTGACATTGCACTCGTATATTGTCTCATTCCTAAAGATGGCATATGAGTATTCCATTCATAAGATCTAGTGGGATCATAAAAACTACCATCATTTTGTTGACCTGTTATTGTATAACCAGCAGCTCTAACAGGATATATAGCCTCTAAAGCCTCTAATTGATCATCTGTCATTAAATAACCATACTTATCAATAGCATCTGATACAGTTACCATATCTGTATTACCTACCCAATTAGAATCAGATATATATCTAGAATCTGGAGATTTATGATAAAAAGTAAGAAGTGGATTCCATAATTCAACATCATAATCATCTTCCATCATTCGCATATGCCAAAATTCTCTATCAGTAATTAACATATCTCTAAAAGCTCTTTCTTCAAGTTCATCTATATGAAATTTTTGAACATCTACTTTATGTTGATGAGTTGCCCACTCTTCAATCATAGATCTATAACTTTTCTTAAAAAAGCCTTCTATTTCAGGAAGTGTTTTTAAATTTTCTGGATTTAATTGTTGTTGTGCTTCTTCTGAAGCAGGATCTAAACCTTGTTCTAACATTGCTGCTAAAATTTTAGTTTCAGCTTGAGTCATTAAAGTTTGTTCAACCATTGTTCTTTTCTGCTCCAACATTTCATTATATGAAAATTCATCAACAGCACGGTAAGTAAGTTTAGTAGATCTTTTAGCAAATTCTGCTACCAAGACATTTATAACATTAGGAATAATTGGATAAAACTTTAATTCTAATGCTGAACCTGAATCTGAATCTTCAGTTAAATTATCAATGATACTTCTTGTTTCAAGATCTTCTTCAACTATATAATCATTCCTATCAATATGACCTTTAGCTAATTTATAATTTTTAGAAAGTCTTCTTGAATTTACTTGTAATTGTCTTAAACCATTCCATTCTAACCAATCTAAATTCCAAGCAGCCCATTCATCATTCTTTTTTTTCTGTAATAAAAATTGTAAAGGTTGTATTACAGAACCCATTCTATTTTGTTCAACTTTAGCTCCTTTTTTTAATTGAAGTGCATTATATACCTGCATAGTTTTTATTTAATATTTTTAAAAGCTGATCTTTTAAAAGATCTACTATTTCTCTTATTATTTTTTTTGCCTAGATGCCTAAACGGACTACTATTTAATTTAAACAAATTTTCTGACTTTTGCAAGTTTCTAGCTGCGTCATCTCTTATAACTTGCTTTGCATATCCTCTATTAGATTCTTGAATTCTCATAAAAGAAACAAGTGCAACAAAAGATACTAATCTATCTACATTAACTCCAACTGCATATTCTTGCATTTCTTTAATTAACATAGGATCTGGAATTCTTTCTATACCATATGTAGTTTTAACTACCGTACCATCTTCTTTAGTTACTTGATCAAGTTCTTCTCTCACATACTCTATTCCATAACTTAATAAATGAGATTTAAATAAAGTTCCTGTATTTTTCCAACCATATTCTTGGAATACATTTCTATTTGCACCTAAGTCTTTTAAAAACATAATCTGATTTTTGGGTACTAAATATCTTTGTTTTTTTCTATGAATCATATAATTTATAAAAAGAGATATATTATTCTCAATAACTGTCCAGGCATTATACCATTCTATTATAAGTTCAAGTCTTTGATGAGTTTTCTTTATATCATCAAATCTTCCACACCAAGTTGCAACTATTTTACTTTGTTCAATATAAGTTTCTGTTTCTTCTCCTGTTATTTTAGTTACTTCTACAGAATTTTTCATTACATAAATAGAACATAAAGAATCTGATGTAGTAGTCTTACCTTCTGCAACAGGGTCAATAGAAGCATAATAACTTCCAAAATCTGGTTTTTCTTTATTAGGTCTTTCCCATACAACTAAACATCCAGTTTTATCTTCTGTTTTTTTCTTTATAGGAAAATCTTTAATAGGTTGTTTATTACTTTTTTGGACAATTGGTTTTCCTTCTGTATCAGTAGATATATCAAGAAATTCATAACCATATTCTTTTTCTTCTATTCTTCTAGCCTGTGCAGCAAGTAGATGTGTAGGAAATATAGATACAGATCTATTATCAAATGCTTCTTTAATATTTCGGGGATGTTGAGATATTCTCAATTGATAGTCTTCTGGAACTAAATCTTTTTTCCATGTATCAAATTGATCTTGTAAAGCTATAGTAGCTTCTTCTACAAGTGAATTACCATAATCATCTATATATGGAGGCATAGACCATTGTTCAGGAATAAATAAACCTGATAAACCTATAGTACCTTTATGATCAATAAGATTTGTTTCTACAGCATAAATATCTTTTGATGTAGGATTTAATATCATATCCTTTAAAGGATCGCATTGTGATAGATCTCCTACTGATCCGGCTGCTATAAATAAACCAGTAGTAACAAGTCCCGATTGCATTGCAGGTCTCATGTATTCAAATGTCTTATCCATCTTAGGTGCAATTCCAGCTTCCTCATGAAAAAAGTATTTTACTGGACCACCTACTCCATTTGTTGGATCTTTTTCAAATGACATACCTTGAATAGTTCCTTTTAATCCTACTTCAGCTTTTCTATTTCCTTTTCTAACTTCAATCTTTTGTTGCCACATTAGAACTTTACTAGGATTCATAGGTCTATACCAAGCTGTATGTTCATTTAAAAATGCAGCATATTCATCTAAAAACTTCCAAGAACCTTTTTCATTTATATAATCTTTAAGACTTGCTCCTATTTTTAAAGTTACACCTGGCTCAAACCATTGTTGATTAACAAGTTTTGCCATATGATAATAAGAAGAAGCTATCTGACGTTTCTTTAAAATAGCTACATGTTTAAAATTTAATTCTGCAAGCATTTCATATAATGCCATATGATATTGAGCATCTCTAATATCAGCAAATCCAAATTTTTGTATTTCTTTATTAAATATTGGTAAGAAATTTAACCACATATAATAATCTCGTGCTATATACCAGACCTTATCTTTAGATTTAAATATTACACCTTTTCTGCATTTCTTCTTTTCTCCATCCCAATAATTTATAAAATCTCTTGATTTAAATGGAGCATTGCAATAAAAACCTTGTTTATTAAATATAGTAGCTTGTAAATTAAATGCAGAACTATTTTCATCAAACTCATATTTACCAGGTTCTTTGAAAAGATTTCTTATATAACTAGCAAATTCTTCTCTAGATTCAAAATCTGTAGTTTCCCAAGTTCCATTATTCCACGTTGGTATATCTTGATATATTTCTGCATCATTGGTCATATCCTAATCCTATTCCACCTCTTACATTACTTTGTTGCTCTTCTTGAAGATCTTTATAAGCTCCTTTAAATGACTCTCTAATCTGTTGATATTTAGCTGCAGCATTTACTAAAGAATTAATATTTCCATCTCTACCGTGTTCAATTGGTGTAGTTTCCATATATCTACCTAATCTATCTAACATAGCTGCAATTCCTTTATAAGCTCTAGATGTAGGTGTTGTATACATCTTTTGACAAAATTGAAGAGCATTATAGATATCATCATCTTCTGTGGAAAATTCTGCTTCTACTTCTTTTAATATTACTTCTTCTTTTTCGTTTTCTGGTGTATGAAAGAAGGGATTCATATCTGGATTAGGACATGTCATATAAAATAAATATTGATATATTTTTAAATATTCTTCTGGATAATTATCCATTATATCTTTTAAAGACTTTAATGTATAGCAATGTTCTGTTGGTACAGCTTTACCATTTTGTATATCAAATAATTTTACAATCACTTCTTTATTATTTTATGTTTATTATCTTTTAAATAATGTATTAATGAAATTACTTCATCCTTTAAATAAGGGACAGGAATTTGAATTATATCTTTTATAACAGGATCACCTTCTAATGTATAACTAGTTATGGGATAACCATGTTCATTTTTACCATCTTCTTCAAATTGAACATGATGTATAAACATATTTCCAGGTCTTAACTTAGAATTATGCTTTAATATAATATACATATAAATACTGAGTTGTAATGCATAATGATTAAAATTACAATCATCTAAATGAGATAAAGGAAATTTCATTTTTTGTGAAATCCCTTCCCAATCTTTCCAAGATTGCATTTTAATTTCTTTATTAGTCTTATAATCTATTATTGTTACTTTACCATTAACTACTTCAACTAAATCTGATTGGCCACATATTCCTGCAGATTTTAAATATACCATATGTTCAGGATAAACTCCTGGATCTAATTTTTGTTTTGGTGAATATTTTACACCATCTTCTTTAACTATTGGAGAGAATACTGGTATAGTAACTCCCTGTCTTTTCATAGATGCAAAATTGCATATATCAAATTCTCTTTGATTATGATAAAATGTTCCTAAATTCATTGCCCTTTCAGATTCTTCTTTCCAAGCTTCCTCTATAGCTTTAGGTTTCATCCCAAACCATTTTGAATTTTTTCTTTTAGATACTTTCTTAGCTATTTTTTTTGCATTAAAGAGTTCTTTAAAATATGAAGTTAGTGTAGTTACACTGATCCATTCTATATTATCATTATTAGAACTTGAATAACTATGATTTACTTCTTTAAATATTAAACTCATAATTCACCTAATTTATCTTCTTGTTCTTCTGTTAATACTGCATGCCATTCTCCAATAGGACATTCTGAAGATAAAGCTCGTGTTTTAAAAGCTAAAGAACAACCACAATTACTACAACAAGGTTGACTACCTGGAATTTCACATTTAGTTCCTTTTAAATCTAATTCTGGACATTCCTTACATAAATTCATTCTTTGTATTGAAACTTCTTCTACAAATTTATCTCGCATTGTTGAATTCTTGATGCCTTCATAAATTTGTTTTCTATTCTTCCATATCTTTTTTAAACTTAACATTTTTTTTATTATTTATAAACTTTTCTTTTCTTTTTTTTTCAATTTCAATTTGTTCTTTAATAGAATATAAAAATTTTATTTTTTCTTCTAACATTTTTTTATTATAATATGCAGGATAAGTTGATGTATCATGATTTTCTAAATACTTCTCAAGTTTAGGTATAGTTTTTTTAATAGATCTTTCATTAGGCATAAATAAACCTAAACCTGTTATATTTATTCTTGGATGATATAACTCACTTAATAATGTTCTAACATTTCTATAATAAAAATCTAATAAATCTTCTACTAAACTTTTTGATATATCTTTTTGTTCAGCTATTTCTTGATATAATAATCTAGATTTTTTAGGATTCATTTGCCAAGAAATTTATAATCTAGAAATATTGTACCATTTGTTTCTACTTTAATAGTTTTATTAATTGAAATAATTTTTTTATTTTTAAAATCCTTTTTTATAAGATTGTTCTTAATACACTTATTAATACAATTTCTTACTGTTTGTTGAGATTTAAAAATTTTATGTTCTTCTGCTGCATCATAACAAAAATGTGTAAGTTCTATTGGACCAACACTACTAAGTAATGTTAAACATTCTAGATCAGAATTACTCACTGCTATATCTTTAATATAACAATGAGTTAATAACTGAAATTTGATAATACCTTTTTTAGACATTATCACTTTTTTTTGAACCTGTTTAACAATAGCCATTATACTTTTGCTTTTTTCAAAGTTCTTTTCTTAGCAACTTTTGGCTGTAGCTGCGATTCAGGAGTTTCTTGCATTTCACCTTCATCAGGGGGAGCCATCATCATAGCATACTGCATTTGAATCTGAGTTCTTTTGAATCTCATTTCATCAATTGCCGAAAGCAACTTTTCATATTCCAATTGTGCCTCTAGATAAGGCATTGATTCTTGATAGAACTTAAGCATTTCTTCTTTTTTTTCTGCAAGTTCTTCTGGAGATAAATTCTCTGGATTTTCCATTGGTTTAAATTTTTATATTTAAACAAATATACAAATAAAGTTTAAACTATTAATATTTAAACTAAAAAAAGTCTAAGTGATTAAACTTAGACTTTCTTTTTTACTATGAGAATACTACCTGTTTTTGATAGTGTAATTAAGTATTGTAAATAAATAAAATTTTCTTGATATATCTACTTCAATACAAAGAATATCTAAAAATGATATTCTGAATCTTATCATTATTTTATCCCATTGCTTATTGGGAGCCTTCCAACCATTTCTAAACTTCATTTTCTTCTTCTATTTCTTGAATCATTTGAAAATGGATCTTAGCTATTCTATTCCTACCTTCTTCTGATAAATGATACTTATGACAGTTATCATAGTTAGTCATAAAGAAGTTCTCTGATAATATAGCTGGCATAGATGTATGTTTTATTACATAAAAATTAGCTTCTTTATCAGGATCTCCATCTCTTGTATCTCTTCTCATCTTTTCTCCTTTAAACTCTGCTGCTGCTTTTTCATATAATACTGTAGCAATCTTATCTGATTTAGTTACACCTGGAGTAGTATATACAGACCATCCATTAGCAGATTCTTTATTAAAGCCGTTAGCATGTATACTAATGTATATACACTTCTTATCTGAGGCTTTAGCTATTTTATTTGCTGATCTTACTCTAGATCCAAGACTTACATCTTCCTGTGTATCAACTATATTTACACATTCTATTCCATTATCATTACATAGTTTAACTAATCTTTTTACTATAGCTCTATTAAACTCTCCTTCAAATAGTTGCTTTCCATCATTCCATTTAGGAGATCTTTTACCTGATGTTTGATATACACCATTTATTATACCTCCATGACCATTGTCAAATAACCATATATAATTAGATTCTTTTTTATTTTCTTGGGGATTTGGATCAAAACTAGTATTACAATTTGGACATGTTACACTTTTACTCATGATTCTTTTTTAGTTTTACTATACTTATCCATTGATGTTAACCCTAAACATCCAAAGGCTAATAAAGCTACAGCATCTACAAGATACTCAGCTGGTCTAATTTCAGGAGAAGTGAATGTATTAGCTATTAGACAAGCTAATAATGTAAATACAGCTAATAATCCTGATAATCTTTTAGATGAATAGTTTCCTGATTCATCACTTAATAATTGTTTAAAAAATATTTTCATAATATTCTAGATTTTAAAAATTTATATACTCTATATAGCCCATATAGAATAATTAGTATTAAAGCAAAATACATAGCTTTGTTTAATAAGAATCTCCATTTAGGAGTTTTCTCATAGTATTTTACTGGGATCTTTCTTTCTATAATCTTTTCTACTGTAATGGTATCACATATACCTCTAACATAAACTGAATCATGAATAGTATCATGGTAGATCTCTATAGTAAGTCTATCTTTTTGAATTACTAATGTATCTTTTCTAATCTCTGTAAAAAAATGATTAGTGAACACGGTATCATGTTCTACTTTAGGAACTGTAATTCTAACAGTATCAATAACTTCTACACTATCCATAGTGAGTAACTCTGGATGTTTCTCAATCAATCTAGTGAATCTAGTTTTTGGGCTACAAGCAAATAATAGTAATAATGCTAATAAAGATATAAACTTCATTTGTTTATTTTTTTATGTCATGAATGGCTTGAATAATTCTCAACTCCATATCTTTCATTTCAGTTTTAATATCAGACAATGATTCATTACTTTTTTCTCTATTCAATTCTACTTGTCCTTTTAAAACATCTATCCTTTTATGCATTGTAGCCTGTCCTTCTTTTCTATTTGTTTTAATCTCTTCCATATCAACAGTAAGATTTCTTAAAATCACTTGCTGAATTTCCACCTTATTCTTTAAGCTAAACCAAACTGTTAGTGCTCCTACAACTGCAGATAATAAAGAAACTAAGGCTCCAAAGCCTATCTGCATTCCCGAAAGTTCCATTCTACTAAGTAATTTATAAATAAATATATACTTATAATATACAAAAAATATTTAAACTATGAAAACTAGGGTCTGTTACGTTTTTTATTTTCATACTTAGACATAGCTTCCTCTATCTCTTCTACCTCATCTTTTATATGTTCTATATCAGTTTCCAAAACCTTTAGGTCTGTGTTGTGAAGCTCTCTTTCTAATCTCTCTACTTTATCTTCTAATAAATCTACCTGGTGTTGATTAGAATACCACATACCTGAAAGTGTGACTACAAATATTACAAGTTTAATTACCTGTCCAATACTTATTTGTTTATTCATCACCATTTCGTTGTCTATTAAGGTACATCTGTTGAATATGTAGTACCATTTACTAAAGTTCCATCATTTCCACCACTTCCACTATCTATTGCAGTTGTTCCACTTCCTTCTTCAAATCGCCAATATCCAACAGGATTATATGAATCAAGACTTTGAGGATTACCTCCATTATAAATTGCAGTAACATCAGAGGTTTTGTCAGATGTCCATACTGCAAATTCATCAATGGTTGCTGCAATATATCCATATTGTCCTCTACCAAGCAGTGATGGGCTTGCATATGCTGGACTACTTCCTGGCACTGTAGAACCCGTACCTATTTCACTTCCATCAACAAATATCCTAGAAGAAGCAATATCACTATTTCCAGCACCCGCTATAAACATTAACCAATGATGCCAATTCCCATCAAATTTTGCTGCTTGGTCATCAAAATATCTATAATTCCACGGTGATAATAATATTAAGGGTGTAGTTCCAACAATGTTTAATCTACCAAGCCCGTTACCTGTTACAGATTTATTGCCAACTGTGTCTGTTGATTTCATCCACCACGATATTGTCATTATACCTAAAGGTATAGATGTCCCTAAATCCACATAATCATCTACTCCGTCATAAGAAGTACTATAAATATTTGTAAAAGCAGAAGTTTGAGGAGCTATAATTTTAGATCCTGCACTAACTCCTAGAGTCTTATTGGTATTTATAGATACTCCCATTAGACCTCTTCTTCATTTGACCATGTACTTGTAGCCATTAGTTCTAAACATTGTTCATGAGTATATATACCAATAGGGACAACTGTACCATCTGTAATAAAGGTAGGTTCAGTATCCCACTTAATAATAAACTGTGTTGGTGGATCTAATAAATTTTTTCTTATTGTATCCTCTGATGTTTCTCCTATCTGTAAGAAATCAATCTTTGATAAGTCATTTAAACTTATTGTTGCGTAGGTTTCAAATATCCCTTTTACTTCCATTGTATATTATAATAGTTCCTCACCATCATCTGGTGGATTTGGTAATGGTTCAGGAATAATGGGCTCATATTTTTGAGAAGGTGCTTGAAACTTAGAACTATTTCCTTCAACAGCATCTTTATAATAATCTGTTATTCCTGTATCTTGATTAATAAAAGTCTCTAATTCATCTTCAGTTAAAAAAGCACTAATAGTTGGTTGACCTGTTATAACTTCAGTTACTCCTTGATCACCAGCATAGCCAAATACAACAAGATCTGCTTCTCCCTCACCATTCATTACATAAAACCATCTATTAGGATTATCTTTAGTTATCTCATTTATATTAAATTGTGCCATATCTTATATTTTATACGCAACCTGCATCAGTTATTGTCCATCCTAAAGTAATTAATGCTGCATGTGCAGTAGCTCCTGCTGATACAGCACAAGTATATTCACAATTTGTTAATGTCATAGTTAAACCTAGTGTAGTATTTGTTGCTGCTAATCTTACTAAAAAATTATCATATTGTGTTATAGTCATTCTTCCAGCACTATTACAAATATTTACTAGATCTGTAACTGCTCCAAAGTCAGCACTAGAATCAATTATAAAATCTGTAAGACTAGTTGTAGTTCTTATTAAACTGTTTACAGTAGTCACTCCTGAAAAATCCCAATTAGCTCCAAATGTTATAGAAGAAAAATCACTATTATAAAATGTTCCTAACATACTTGTAAGAGTATTAGATGTAGTACATCCTGTTAAATCTATTATGTCAAGTCCATCACTAAGATAAAACATATACTGCATACTAGTAACTGAAACCATAGCCCAATTCAATGTTACAACTTGACCAGTTGCATATTTTGCATCTCTAAACATGTCAACCATACTAGATACATTTGCCATATTCCAATTTGTAACATTAGGAAATATTCCTTTTACACTAGCACTATATCCATTTCTATAGAACATTTGATAAAAACTAGCACCTGCCATATTCCAGGTAGATCCAAAGTTTGCACCAAAGTTATGATTATCAAAAATTAATCTTCTAGTATTTTTAAAAGCATCTGATGCAGATGTAACACTTGATGTGTTTAAACCTGACAATCCGATAATGTCTGTTAAATAT